CATTATTATTTGCAATATACCCATGAGATCCGTAAACAAAAATAAATGGATATAGTACACACACTCCTCCGTCTACAGAGATAGGTTGGTATGTTGGATTTTGACCTGCACTATCAGATAATCCACTAAAGTAGTAGTCATTATCGTCGTCTGGGGCTACGTTGCCGACTAAGACCTGGGACACAACACCACTGTCAATGTTACCTAAGTTTAAACCCGGATGTGCTAATAAATTTAATGATCCACCAGAGGGGCTAAACTGAGCATCAAACTGCCACAATGTTCTATCATCAGGTATTGTAGACGCTCCGACTAGCCATAGCTGAGTAATCGTGCCGGCGGGGGCTGCAGGAGTAAATACAATGTCCGTATGTGGTGTTGGGGTTGCAGTATAAGTTGATGTGGTAATCGTGTACTCAATTGCTGCGCCTGAGTTAGTAAAAATTATTTTTTCACCTGGCGCAAAAATTACGGTACCATCGTTGGGAATAGTTACTTGTGTTGTTGTATTTGCCGTTACCGGCGCCTGTACAACACCTGGTAACATATTGGCAATGTACGGACCACTACCAGAACCGTAGGTTGTCCCAGTGGTAAATACGTCTAAGTTGTCTGATGTGCCCGCGAAAACATAGTTAACACCATTGTACGGGACATTCATCATGCCACGATAGATACCATTAAAGCTGGTAAACAATGTAGCAAACCCGCCCATTTTTTTAGGCTCACCACGTTGGAAGCGGCACCAGACACCATCAGTGTACTGATCGGCTTGAAATATGGTGCCGTCTCGTCTAATACCTGGAGGTATAGTTAGGCTATATATCCTGGAAAATTGTGCGGTATCCTGTTGCTGATTATCAGCGGCCATTAGAACGTTCCGCCGCTAATTAACGTAGCCTTTAGTTGAGCAGCTACAGTAACCACTGGCTGCAAGGTATTAGTGTTATCAATTTTAATTATGTCTACACCGTTAGCCGCCAGCCCTAAAATGTTTACTCCGTCAAGGTACATACCGGTGGTTGTGTCGGCTAAGAAAGAGTACGATGGCGCTGTGGCAATTCCGTCAACAGCGTAAAAAATATTAGAGGCTGTTGATGTTAGTAGGTATAAATTTTGAGCGTCACTCAACACAGTGGCGACGTTACCAGTCCCCACTACTAATGGTGGCTGAGAGCTGCCCTCAATTTGAAATTCAATGTCATAATCAGTGTGACCAGTATCATTATTAAAAATGTAAATTTGAGTTGTGGCTGGCAATGTAATTAATAGTGTAGCAGTTCTACTACCAGTTTGCGCAATATATGTCTGAATAATTGGTGCATATCCAACTAAACTTAATGATACACCTGGAATAGAGTCTACGTCGTACGTTGCCGATGTAAAGTTTACGTTGGCCGCCGCAGTTAAACCCACGGTAATAAACGTGGAGTTATTTACATCATAAATAATAAAACCAGAGTCTCCTGGATTAGCCGTAATGCTGGTCTGGTTATTAATTAGTGCTGGTGATGTTGGTGCAATTGCTAACGCTCCAGTTCCATTGTTTCTAAAGCCAATGTACCATCCGGTTGACAGTGATGAAACCGCTGGAAGCGTAAAGCTACCGGCGCCACTGTTCCACACAAATGTAGCGGCACGGCTTGCGTTGTTAATCGTTGGAGAAGTTGTTACGTTGACAATGTTTTGTGTTGTCGCTAACTGACCAGACACAGTGGTTAAACCAGCGCCTTGTAATGTCGCCGCATCAGCGTAAGACGTGCCGGCGCCAAACTCTAAGTTTGCCCAGACACCACCTAAAGAAGAGTTATCGGTGAGGTAAAAATACCGTGATTTACCAACTGCAATAGTTACCGATCCACCGCCCGCGGCGTCAGTTACTACAAAGTTGTTAAGGCCTAAGTTTCTAAAAAGAATATCGGACCCGACAGCGCCTTGGCTTGCGTTAGGCAATAAAATATTAAGTCCGCTAGTAGACGCGACACAGTCCATGATGCGGGCCGCAGGAATTTGAGTCGGGTTAACGACGGCGGGCCAGTAAAGCTGTGTGTTAGCGGCAAACGAAAGCGCGTAGTACGATACGTCGGTTGGCTGTACAACGTTACCAGTAAAAGGAGATGTAAATGTTGGCATGTATTAAGGTTCCTGAACGGATACGTTGCGATCAACTCTGCGTGAGTTGTCTTCCTGTTTGATTGCTTTGAGTGATTCGTCGTAGTACTGGCGCCACACTGGTAACTTATCTATTGCCTTTAAGTATCCCTGAGCGGCTAACAAAGAGCCGTACAGCATTAGCTGCGGTGTTTCACGAGTAAATAGGTTTTGTTGATTAGCCGAGTCTAATGGTTGAATTTCACTGTAGTAAATAATTTCAACCGGATAGTCTGCGTCTGGCGCGGGAGCAAAAGCCCAGTTATCATAGTCGTAATCCGCGTAGTACAGTGGCACACTTGGGTCAGACTCAGACTGGTACTGCGCGATATAGTCTTGTGACCTAATTAGCATTGGCTTACCATTGGTCTTCATAGAGACGGTTTTTCTCCAACGCGCAGGCTTTGACAAAACAACTTGGCTTTCTAAGATTGTGGTCTCTACTACGGTTAGCTGAAGGTATGTCTTTAACTCGGCGGCAATACGGCTCTCAGTTAATGAGATAAGGCTAGGAATCTGCGCAATAAAGTCAGGATCATTACGCTCCATATATTGCTGGATGTTTAGCACCAGCGAGTCATAGGTCATTACTACGGACATTATATTTTACCTAGTATAGTAGCTAATATTGGGTTGGAAGTAGATAGGTGACTTGTCACGCTCTTCATTGTTCGCCTGCATAAATAGCTTGTCTGCCTGAGCCTCTAAGTAGGTGATCTTACCTATGTCTACGCCAGGGATCTGCATAGAAAGACGATGCGATAATGAGGCTTGTACTGAGTTAATCCAGCGATCTGGTATGTACAGTTCGTTAGTCAACGATCCAACGTCCTGCATCTGCTTTTCAATAAGCAATTGAAACATTTGGAAGTCATTGTTTGGGACTGGCCATAGGTACATCTTAGGCTCGATCTGACGGTCATACCAGTACTGTAGCGCACGAGCGGATGGGAACTGTTTGTTTGGGAGGTTCCAGTAGTCATCTCTGTTCAAGCGAGCCAAAGGAATAACTTGCTGGCTGGTTGAGAAAACGATTTGGCGTACTGAGAATGTTTCTGTAGTAGATACGTTACGTAAACGATAGTACAGATGATTTGGTGTTATGGAGATATTGAAATATGCCCACTCACGATCTGCTAGTGTGGTCTCTGGAAATTGCTGTACAGTTGTCCAGACAATCCCATCATCACTAACTTCGTATATTAGGTTGTATGTGGTTGTCTGGTTAGGTAGTGCATAGCCGTTCCAACCAACGTAGAACACCGGCTGCGCTAAGTCATATTGCAAACCTAAATAGTTTTTAGCGAGTGTGGATGTTGCTACTAGGTTTAAGTTTTGCTCAAACGCTGCAGGGGACAGTGTGTTGTCAACCGGTAAGTACTCAGCTGCCTGAGAGTTAATAATGTATACCCAGTTAGCCTCACGCACGTCAATGGTAGTAGACGGTAGTGTGAGGTACTGCTGAGCCTCTACGGCGCCTACTAACTTGTTTTCCAGTAGCCAAAGGTTTACACCTAAGTTGGAAAGGTTCTGTAGATTGTAAAATAAAGCCTGCTTGCCCGCGTTGATGTACTGAGGCGTTATCTCTTCTGCCATCTTGCCGGCATCACGAAACGCGTATGAAATTAGCTGGTCAACATTAATCTTCGTGTTGCCAGTAGTATTGCTATACGCCATTTAGCGTCCTCGGCCAGCGGCCCTTTTAGTTACTTTGTTTGGTAGTTTGTTGGACGCAGGACCAGCCTTGACAAACTCCTTGCCAACCTTTTTAGGGATGCCAAGGGTTGACTTGCCAGCGGCTGCGGCGTACATAGCGCCCTTTTGGGCCTTAGATTCATACGGCATATTAAGAGCAGGTTCCGCCGGTGTTCATCTTCTTAACCTTGCCGCCACATCGTTTAGCCACAGGAGCTGATTTAGTGTCAGCTTCTTTATTCTTATCGGCTTCAGTAGCCGCAGTTTTTTCTTGTGATTTTTTTATGTCGCTGTATACTCCGGGGGCAACAGCAGCGCCCATTAAAGCGCCGGGGAATAGCTGGGATTTAGCGGCTTTTGCAATTATGCCACCAACACCATACTTTTTAACTTTGCCGCCTTTTTTCATTGGAGCTTGTTGCGGTGCAGGCATAGGTGCGGGTGTAGGAGCAGGTGCTCCGACGTTACTAACCGCGGCGTTCATTGGGCTAAGGCCACTGAGCTTGTCCATAAGATACTTCTTAGCCTTACGAGCAGGATTCATAATGATGTTGCGGGTTGCAATATTTTCTTTTGTGTCTAGCGCGTCTTGAGCTGCGGCTGGATTAGTTTCAAACGTCGGTCCACCATTAGCCATTTTCTTTACAGACTTGCCACCACACAACAACGCCGGTTTTTGACGTTTAGTGTTAGCAATATCTTTAATGTCTTTGTCGGTCTTTTTATCTGCGTAGGTGTTTTCTACTGTGCCGCCGGTCTTGAATTTCTTAACTGTGCCGACTTCTTTTTTGGCACGACCACCTTTTTTAAGGCCCTTGAGGTCTGTCTTTTCTTCGTGCTGCTGAGTGTCATGGATAGAGAATGCTTTTTTGACAATCTTTTTGTCTTGAGCCATATCAGCTTCGTCTACAACCTTGCGATCCCGCTTGGTGAAGTTTACTTCTTTTTGAACAGATCCGCCTTCACGAAAGCACTGGACCTTCTTAAATGGTTTAAAGCCTTCCATGGTGTTTCCTCGAGTTTATATGTTAAAAGGGTGATCGGCCCTTATTATTACTAATACGTTAAATTGGACAAAAACGCCCTATATATCTGCCAGAAACATGGCCTTCTCGCGCTTGCGGCGAGGTATTAAGACGGCTGGCTTGTTCCACATCTCTATGGCGTCAGCCGCGCCTTTTAGGTCGTTTGCGTTAATTCTCTTAACTACGGTGGACTTCTTAAACGCTGTCTCTCCAATATTAAAGCACAGGCTGTACAGGGCGTCAAATTGCTTCTGGGTAAGGCTAACCCCTACGGAGCTCTCTACGGCTTCGCTACACCACCTTAAATCGCTTCTTAAAAGCTCTTTGACTTCTTGGTCGGATAGAGTTGCCGTGATAAGGTGCGGCTCACTAGATTTAATGAGGTGGCCTACGCCAATGGTAAGCAGCCCCTTAGAGTCCTTGTAGGCTTTATTACGGAAGCCTTCTTCCTTGGTAATAAAGGATAAAGTAGACTCGGCAATGGCCATAATGTTTTCTTCTATATGGGTAAATTTGTTTGTTAGGTGGATTGCCGCGAAGATACCAAGGCACCACAGTACTACAGCAACTAGCTTTTTCATTTTTACTCCTTACTTTGCGTCAATTACTACTAATACGCAAATTGGGGTTATTTACTTCAGGGAATCATATTGTTTGTAGCAAGCCTTTAAGGCTTCTCGAATTGTATCTGCTCTAGCGGCTTCCCTGAGAGCCAATTCTGCGTCCTCAGCATAAAGCTGGGATCCAGTACAGTAGCTGGTAACTTGTCCATTGCCGGCGCCTTGGGCGCGACTGGGACGTTGACGCAGCTCGCTAATAGCATTGGCAAGCTGAGTGTTAATAGAATCAATTTTAGCATCTTTTTCTTTTCTTATTTGGTCAGCGGCGAACTGGTGCTCTCTTTCAACTGCTGCTGTCTCGGCGACAATCGTTGCCTTAAAAGCAACAAATCGGCTGTGTTCAAAGCTATATCCAAGGTAAGCAGCAAGCAATAAAGAAAGAGCAGCAATTCCAAGTTTAACATAGGTAAGGATAGGTAACGGAAACATTATTTATCTAGCGGTTGTGTTGTGACAAACCTTAAGACTGCCACCATAATGCCAACAAAAATCATAATGCCGCCGTAGTACTGTGGGTCTATGACAGACTGCAGGTAGGTTAGGTTGTCCATCAAGGCCCCAAAAATAACCAAGGCTAATGAAAACCAAAGTGTCTTAGAGTTACGGGCGCGTTTCATCTGTCTGCTTTGTGGTCCAGCTTGTCTTCAATTCGGTGTAGCGCTTTTAATACTTCATTCCAGCGGTCATTAAAGTCTTCCTTGGAGATGTACTTTGTCGGCAGCTCTTCACGCAGCTTGGCGAGGTCTTCTTTAAGGTCTTGGACCGCGGTCCATAATTCTCTACAAAACCAGCCTAGTATTGCGCAGGTGGTTGGTAGGATGAAGTTAATGAGTGATTGGAAGTCCATATTATACTTTAGGATACTTAGCTTTAACGGCCAGGCAGGTTGCACGGTAGGCTTCAAGAGCAGCATCATCTTGCTTTACCCAAGCATCTAAATAATCCGTCATTGACGGATAAGCAGTTTGCCTTTTAGCAGAATAATCTAAAGCATTAAACTTATCTTGAGCTTTTTGCTCGTTAATAGCATCAAGTTCCGCCTTGGTAATTTCAATTAAACCATCTGGCTTAATGTGATCTTGGGATCCGTCGGCAGCAAAGCCGAACAATTTGTTATTGATATCTTTATAGAGTTTCATATTTTTATCTAAGTTCCATCCAAGTCATAGTTTGCGCCCCTGACCAAGATGCCACATAATTGCCTCCGACTGGAATAATTGCTGAAACATTGTTTTGAAAATTACCAGCGTTGCTACCAATATAAGAACCCGACTGGTCTGTAAGTCCTGCATCGGTATACAGTTCTATTGTCATGTTTCCAGTTACACCACCTTTAGTAACAAACACATTTACTTGAATAGGTTTTCCAGTTGTATTTACATAGTTTGTACTAGAAGATCTGCTTGCAGATACATTTTGCCAAGTTTGTGAATATCCAATTGCATTAGTAGCATTTACAGCAAGAGTTGCTGTAGCAGCGTTTCCAGAAATGCTACCAGTTAAATTGCCAACAATGTTTCCACTCGGAGTAAGCGTTCCATCAGTATTAAATTTTAAAAATGCGTATTGTCCGCTTCCTGAATTATTTACAGCTTGAATATATACAGCATCAGGGTTTCCGATAGCATCAAACATTTGAACAGCACCAGTACTACCAGAGTTTGGTGAAGTAGCTTGCACTCTTGCAGTGGTAGATAAAGTACTGCTAAATGCTCCTGTTGTACCTGAAACAGAACCACCAGAAAAACTAGAGGCCGTTACTGCGCCGTTAACCAATAAATTGCCGGTGCCCGCGCTTGTTGCTGTACCAATTGAAACCCCACCGCCGCTTGATAAGCGCATGCCCTCAGTGCCGTTGGTTTTAAATAGTAACGGTGCTACTACGTCGGTGCCGAACACAAACAACAAGTTGCTCGCGTCGTAATATCCTTGTGCGCGAACTGTGCCGTTGTTGTACCAGCTCATCGTGGTGTACTGTGATCCATCATTATCCACAATGGCATTATTTGAGTTACCACCGCGAATGTGCGCAGTAGCCACTGGGCTGGCAGTGCCCACACCAAGACGAACATTGGATGTGCTCCAGTTAAGCAATGAGCTTGAGCCGAGCTGTGTCGCTGAGTTACCGAAAGCAATGTACCCCGCGGTTAATGTGGTAAGTCCGGTACCACCATGACTAACTTGCAACGGATCAGGAAGTGATGTCCCCCAATTAGTGCTAATAGAGGTTACAAATCCTGTCGCGGGGTATGACACAACGCCGGAGTATCCACTATAGCCAGAAAGTCCAATAGATCCAGACCAACCGGAGACACCAGATCCACTGTAGCCAGAGATACCGGATATTCCGTTAAAACCCGATTTACCACTGTAGCCAGAGATACCAGAAAAACCAGACGCGCTGCTATATCCTGAAATGCCGCTATATCCCGATTTGCCACTGTAGCCAGAGATGCCGGATCCACTATAGCCTGATATACCGGAGGCACCATTAGTTCCTGAAAAGCCGCTGTATCCAGAGGCTCCGTTTATTCCAGAATATCCACTAGCGGAAGCAGCACCGGGACTGCCACTGTAGCCAGAAAACCCAGAGGTACCCGATCCACTGTATCCAGAACGGCCCGAAAACCCACTATAGCCGGAAATACCAGAACCTGAATAGCCAGAGATGCCGCTGTAGCCAGACGCACCATTACTGCCGATTGTGCCGTTAGTGCCACTAAATCCAGAGATACCGCTGTAGCCAGAGATACCACTGTATCCGGACGCACCATTACTACCAATGATCCCATTGGTGCCACTAATACCTGAGAAGCCACTAAAGCCTGAAATACCGCTGTAGCCAGAGATACCAGAGAAGCCACTATAGCCAGAGATACCAGAGAAGCCACTGTAGCCAGAGATACCAGAGAAGCCACTGTAGCCAGAGATACCAGAGAAGCCACTATAGCCAGAGATACCGGAGAAGCCGCTATAGCCAGAGATACCAGAGAAACCACTATAGCCACTTACACCCGAGCCACTAAAGCCGGAGATGCCACTAAAGCCGGAGATACCACTAAAGCCGGAGATGCCACTATAACCTGAAATGCCAGCCAATAAGGTTACTACACCAGCACTGTTTTTATAGTACAGTTTTCCTTCGGCTATATTAATAGCCAACTCACCATCCACTAAAGCACCTGTTACGGGCAGGTGTCCAGAGATAGTGCTGTAATAAAGCTGTATTGGTGTAAAACCGGATGCGGCCATTTTTTATTCCTTAAGATATTCTAAAACGATCTTGGGCTTAACAAATCGTTCGTTCCGGTGGTCTACAAATTCCCACCAGAGAAATTGGTTTTCTGCTAAATGTTTTCTGTCTGCTAAAAGGTTATTGTTTTCTGGGTGTCCATATATCAACGGATCAGACACCCCCCACAACACAGTTCCTTTTTTGCCTTCATCCCATCCCAGGTGTTGAAAAAAACTGTCACAAGAGATCCAGGTGCGGCATTCTTGAATTAGCTTACGCAATTCGGTAATAGGTAAATTCTTTCTAAAGTCGGGGACTAACTGCTTCTCCCCCTCAATTCCAACCTGGATTATTGGCTCATTAATCATCTCGATTAATGTTTCCCAGTACGGATAATTCTTTGGGTTCTGCTTACCGCTCAGTAACGCCTTGGAGTACGGTGAGATAATAATCATAGGTACAGCTTTCTGTACGCGTTCTCTAGGCTATATTTCCACTTCCATTGATCCATCTTTTGATACACATTGTATGTGCTTAAATCACCAAACAAGTACTCTGCCTCGGCTATCGACCGGCCGGGAACCACTTCAGGATAACAAGTAAACACTTCAGCATTATGTATTGAAGGAAGAACCCGACTGAATACAATATGGTCACCAAGGCCGCAGTTAAGAACCACAATGGTTTTACCACGATATTCAAGAACGTTTCTAAATATAAACTCATCATGCTCGTATAGTTCTTTCTTTGTCTCGCTACGAATCCCACCCTCGGGGTTCTTCATGTGCCACGTCACTGCGTTTGGTACTGCCCAGTTAATATATTCTTTTTGATGCAGGCCATAAGTGAAAAGAGTTTCTTCTCTATGCGCTACCCGCGAAAGACCCAAATTATAATCAACAACCCCAGCACGATATAAGAAAGAGCAGTGTAAATGTTCAACTTGTCTCGCCACATT